GGGTTGCTTCCTGGGTTGCTTCCTGGGTTGCTTCCTGGGAGGTCTGTTCACCTTCCATTACACCAACCTGCTCAGTCTCATCTACTGTAGGAGTAGCTGGGGTTTCTGCTATTACTTTCTTTTTAGCCATAATGTTGTTTTAATTAAAATAGGGAGCGGAGTATCAGTCACCTCCACTCCCTACACATTCATTTTTCGAGATACTAATCGTTATCCGTTGTTGCTGCTTCCACTTGCGGCAGAGCCATAAGCGTAAGTAGTCCAAATGACGATTTCAGAAGGAAGAACGATGTTGACATCGACCTTCATGCGCATCTGGAAGAAGTACAGCTCAGAGTTGGCTTGCAGCTTCTCTACCTTCACAGATTCCTGGTCGGTAGCGTAGTCAACGCCCATCCAGAGGCAGCTATCCATTTCCTTGGTGAACTTACCAAGAGCGATAGTCTGTTCGGGAATACCGTCAATGACTACAACACGCTTGCCCTTGAAGCGATACTTGTTCACGTCAGCGTTCTCAGTGTACTTCACGTCCTTGCTGGACAGATACTGGTCGTAAATATCCCAGAGATCCCAGCCCATGACGAACACGAGCTTCTTGCTCTTGCGGAGCTTCTTAGGACACTTGCGATACATCGCGTACAGAGCGGTCTCTACGGCCTGGCCAGTAGAAAGAGCTGTGTTACCAGCGAGAATCACCTTACCAGAAGCAGCCTCGTTCTTCTGAGCCTCAGTTGCGCCAGTAGGATTGGCTGCAACAGCGGCATTGGCAGCGAGGTTGTCGAGGCAGCGTACAATGAAGCCATCGAAATACTTCATCGGGCCAGCATCACTGGTGCCACCGATGGTCACGTTGTCGTTGCTGTTAGAAGTCAGCGTAGGATCTGCGCCACCCTTCTTAGAACACCAGATGCTATCACCGATGTACTGATCCTTGCGGTCAACCAGCAAGTGAAGCATGGTAGCCTGCACCTTCGGATCAAGCTCACGGAAGATAAGCTCGCCTTCGGGCTGGAAGGGCTTCCAATACTCCTCGAAATCACGAGGATTGAACTCCAGATATACCATGAAATCACTGGGATCCAGGTAACGCTCAGCAAACGTGTACTCGTTCATACCGTCTGAGCCAGAACCACCATGAGTGGAGTTGGGAGTAGCAACATTGTCCTGGATAATCTTACCCAGAGATACGTGAGGCAGAACCTTACGCTTCTGAATACCTGGAACAATATGAATCAACCCCTCCTGGTAGGTGTCATTTCCTTGCGCGGTATATACCAGAAGATCCTCAAGGACTTCACCAGCGTAGGTATTACCAGCATAGTTAATTGTTGCCATTACTTATAATTTATTAAAAGTTTCAGTTAAAATGTTTTGAGTTCAACATCACCGACAACGGCCTTCACCTTCTCAGCCATCTTTGCCTGTGCGTCTTTCAGCTGCTCCTCAATGTGATCCTTGTTTGCAGGGTCATTGGCGATTTGCTGCGAGATAACCTCACGTGCTGGGATGGAGTCAAGGGTAGTCTTGACGGTTTCGAGATTGTCCTGGGCCATCTGGATCCAAGAATCCTTGGACTTCTCATCAATTTTGCCAGCGTCAATGGCATCCTGCACGAGCTTTTCAATAGCGGCATCGTGAGCTGCCTTCTCCGCATCCTTGTAGGTCTTGAGGTCAGCCTTAACCTTGTCAAGCTCAGTCTGCATGTTGGTCACAGCAGCTTCCTTACCCTGGTACTCAATCTTGAGTTTATCCAGCTGAGACTGAACCTCCTTGAGATCAGCTTCTGCCTTCAAAAGCTCTGTGATACGACCAGATACAGATGCAACCGCAACGTCAGCAGAAAAACCAAGCTGAGCGGCCACAGCCTCAAAATTTACTTGCTTTTCCATTTTTGTTTGATTTTGGTTTGAATCTTGTTCACTTTGTAAACGAATAGCGGCTACTTCTTCGAGAAGTTTATTTTCATCCACTTCCTCAACGATAGTTGCCATGATGTCGCGCAAAGACACGGCATTTGTTATTCCTTCAATTTGATTTTTTACTTTTTCAGTGACTTGCTTGGAAGTCTTTAGAATATGGTTGGCTGGAAGAATGCCAGCAGCAACAGCTTCTTTCGCGCTGAAATAAGTACCGTCAGCCTCACCTTCACCATCCATAATGGCACGTACCTTTTCTTTCGATAGGCCAAAACGCTTGGTGTAGATGGTCTCAATCTGGGTACGGAAAGCATTGACCATGTTCTTCACATTCTCATCCTCAGAATCCTGCGAGTAAACGAAAGGATTGTGAATCATAAGGATGGAATAATCGTGCATGTACAAATGATCTCCAGCTGACCAGATAACGCTACCCATTGATGCAGCAATACCCTCAATCACACAGTCAACCTCGATAGGACAAGACTGGATGATTGAGAACGTACTCATGCCATACAACACAGAACCACCGTCTGAATTGATAAGGACGATAATCTTCGATGGCTTAACATAGTCTTGCAACCAAAGAAACTCCTCATTAAAGCATTCGGTAGAACAACTGTCAACAGCTCCAAAGAAACGTATAATGGCAGGAGCATTCGCTTCGGCCTTACCAACCACATACTTGAGTTTATTTACGTCCATTGTCAATCAATTTTTTCAAAGAATAGAATGAATTATTTATAAATGTTGAATTTTACTCTTGAAGGTCAGAAAATTGTGCGGCTTGTTCAATGGTCGGCTCATCGTGGTTTTCATGCTTATCCACGTTATTTTCCTCCAATTGGTCAGTATGATTTGTGAACGGAGGCATTACTACATACCTATCCACATAATTCTTATATTTATAGGATGTGTAATCATAGAACCAAATCTGGTAGTCAATCCAGTAGGGCTGTACCCCATCGTCAAAAGTCAATGGCTGATCCCAGTATTGCAACTGAAAGCGGTTGACCAAAGCTGGGAAATCTGCCTTATGCTGATTGATAGCGTCATTGATGAGCGAAAATGCACGGAATCCATCCATTTCTACGTCATCATCACCATTGTTCAAGCGGTTAAGGACATAATGCAGACGCAACACGCCTTTTCCTTCATTAATACGATATGTACCAACATTCCAGTACATATCTATAAAATGAATAAAACAAGCTGGAAATGCGAGAGCGTATTCATTGTTGTATTCATTGTGCTTAATGCGATTCAATTGACCGTTATCCAACTTTATGGTCTTGAACAGCAATGGGCTGTCATCATTGTTTGGGTCAACGTGTATTCCTTCCAGAATCTTACGCACAGCAAGATATACTTCACACATGGCATTCATAGTCACGGCCTCTTCAATGGTCGTTGGCTGTGAAGATTGAGACTCTTGCACTTGTTCCTGGATTGTCTGTATATCTTCTTGCGGTATCGCGTTAAGCAAAGATTTATCTATAATCATTTCGGAAATCCTTCAAATATTTTTACTGATAGAGCTTTAATTCTTTTGTCAAGTACGGTGGAGAAACCTATGAATTGACGTTGAACACTGGGAACTCCAGTGCGTCCGTATGTATGAGAACCGCTTGGGTCGTTATGTACAGCTGCATAACAGAATCCTTTATGTCTGGCAGCTGTTCCAAAAGCATTCGGATCAGTATAAATACGCATCTGCGTCTTTGTCTGTTCCTTATACTTGATGGAGTTTTTCAATGTGCCAGTCTCGTGCATAATCGGATGTTTATAGCTACGAGTACGTTCCCTCCATGTCATAGAGTTGTTGGTATTCATCCTATGCAAATCAAAGGATTCCTGGAACACCTCAACGGCAGCTTTGGAAGCTTCAACCTTGAAGTTCCACAACTGTAATCCAAAACGATGCTGCAACGGCCTCCATTGCTGCGTCAATTGTTCTGGAGTGATGGGCGTTCCGCGTCTATTCCTTATCTTTGCCATTAAAATACTTCTCCTTTATTCGTTGTGAAATAGACTCAAGCTGTTCCCGATGTTCCTCCTTGATCTGGAAGTATGGATGTTCATCGGAAAATATTCTTCCACCTAATGCCACACTCTCCTTGAAAGTAGGATTGAACCAGAACGGCATTGAAGGAACAATTACGCGCTCATTGTTTACATCCTTAATCTGACCATACACATCCTCATCTTCAACAAGGAAGCAGCGGCATCCGTGTTCAATCGGTGGTATGAGCCATGCTGGGAATCGAGACTTTGGTGCCGAATATCCTTCATACTGCAAGTGCCAGGGCCTCACACGCTCATCGCCTTGTGTCATGTAAGTAAGGATGGTGGTTTCCTTCAATTTATACAAGCCAGCCGCAACAATCATGGCATATTCAACATCCATGTCCTCAGTTGCAGCGTATGTCTTGTTATATTTAGCGAATATTGCGTGGAACTCATCGTCCGTATCGTCATCATCTTCATCGCCATCTTCATCATCCAACTCATCTTCATCTGGAAGATTCATCGCCATCTGATACTCTTCTGCAACGGCAAAATCAATGAGGTTGTCAACGGCAGCAAGAATGACGTTACGTTTTGCCTCCTGCTCTGGAGTCAAATTCTCATAGTTCCTCAAAAGGTCAATGGCATCTTCGTATGTTCCACCGAATCCGTCAATGGCGTGGTGAATCAACAAGTCGGCACGTAAAGCCATCAACTCTTCCATCACCTCCCACTGATCGCTGTCTTTATCAATGCTTTCAAGCAACCGCTCGAATATAGCAAGCAGGGCCGCAAATTCTTTCTCTTTGCGTTCCTCATCTTGCTTCGGCAGTTTCTGTGCTTGAACCTGGGAGAGAGAAGCCCTACCGATTACTTTCTCCCCGACAGAAAATTTACGGCTCCACGCGCATGTCCGTACCTTTTATAGTATTCTTCGTCTGACATGATGTAACGGTCGCCATCACCTCCAGTGGAAGCACCACCACCAACGCCACCAGCTTCGAGATTAAGCTGCTTACCGACAACGACACCGAATGTCTTTTCGATTTCGTCAGCGGCAATCTCGTAACGCTCAGTCAAGAACTGGTAGAGGTCAATCTGGTCTTTGTCTGACATTTCAAGACGCTTAGCGTACTTGAACTCCAAACCAGGCTTAATGTAGCCCATCAAAACCAAGCGAGGCAGGATTTCCTCGTTCATCACATTCTCGATATACTCACGGTACACCTCCACACGGTCACGGAATACATCCTGGTGTGCGCGAGTGGAACCGACATACGACTGGGTTTCACCAGCCATAGACTCAGAACCAAGGATGAGGTTCGACACTTCCTTGTTCACCAAAGCAATCAGTCCAGTAAACACCTTCTCAGAGTTTGACATCGTGAATGTCTTGATGTCAACCTCATCGTTCAAGCCAGTAACGACAACCTTATTCTGAGCGGCACTGGCAATATCATTGGCTAATCGCTTGCGGTCAGTCGTACTCTCTGATTCTGTCTTACCATGAATAATTGGCTGGCCGTATGTGTGTGAGAAATTCACGTAGTTAGCCATCGTGAACTTCTTTGCAAGAATCAATGGCGTGGTAGCTGAGAACAGACCAAGTGTTCCAGAGTTGATGAGAATGTAGTGATCACGATATTGGCGGTCATCAAAGTTCCAGCCTGGACTCCACATACTTTGACGCTTTACAATACGCCTTTGGTCGGCCAACACATTACGTCTCTCAATCTGGTTGACGTACTTGAGCTTTCCAGTGCGCTCATCAATATCTGGCAGAATCTCAAGGGCCGTATAACCATAGAGCTTTGACTCTACAATGCCACGGATAATCTTGATGAACTGGGTGCCTTGAATCTTCTTGGTTTCCTCCACATCACGGACATATTTACCCTTCTCATTCAACCTTGCAAGCATATAACGCTCACCGACAATCTGGGATTCCAGTGTTTCAAGAACAGACGCAAGATGGGCATCCTGCTGAACACAAGCGTCATAAAGGTCAATCAGTTTCCCACGGTCATCCAGAACCATACCTTCGTGGATATGACTCTGAATGGACTTGAAGTGACAGTACCTCTCTATCTCTCTGGTATATTCCTGGATTGTTTTCTTGCTCGTGCGGAATATGCTTTCCAGAAGATCTATGTTGAACTTTTCTGAACTTTCTACTGTAGCCATTGAAAAATCTTTTTTCAAAGAATAGAAAATGTCTCTTTAGTCCGTTTTCATGGCATTCAAAAGAGTACATTTCATATAAGTATG